ATCACTACAACTGAAGCAGGTGGAGGAGATGCTACTGAAGCGCTAACTTCACACGCTGGTGGTGCATTATTAATTACAAATGATGCCGCTGATAATGATTTAGATTTCTTACAATTAAAAGGCGAAGCGTTTAAATACGTAGCTGGTAAAAATTTATTTTTTAAAGCTAAATTTAAAGTAAGTGACGCAACACAATCAGATTTTGTAATGGGATTAGGTATCACAGATACTACTCCATTAGATACAACTGATGGTATTTTCTTTATCAAAGCAGATGGTGCAGCAACTATGGATCATTTAATTGAAAAGAACAACACTGCGACTACGAACTCTTCAGTAGCAACTATCTCTGATGATACATTCGTAACAGTAGCATTTCACTATGACCCAACAGGTAATGGCGGAAATGGTTCAGTAAGAATATTTATTGATGATGCATTAGTAGCAGAAGAAACTACATTAACAAATATACCTGATGATGAAGAACTGACAATTTCTTTTGGTATTCAGAACGGTGAAGCCGCAGCAAAATCAATGACAATTGATTACGTATTTGCAGCAGTAGAAAGATAATGTTATAATATGGGGAGGTGTAAAAACCTCCTCATAACAATTAAAAGGAGTTAACATGGTTGGAAAATCAGATGTAAGATCAAAGTTTATCTCTGATACTACCGCTTTAGATGCCGATGGTATTTCTAGTGCCGCTTCAGTAAGTGGTGCAGGAAACTTAACCCTTGGTGGAGCTTTAGCAGATGGTGGATCAGTAACTTTATCTTCAGGAAGAATTGTCACTATTTTAAGTGCAGGTGATGACAGTGGTATAACATTCACTGTTACAGGCACAGACGTAAATGGAGACGCACAAACAGAGGTTATAACAGGGGCAGACACAGGTACTGCAACTGGTTCAAGTTATTTTAAAACAGTAACACAAATTGCTGCTAGTGGTGCAGCCGCAGGAAACGTTTCTGCAGGCATAAACAATAGCGCAGCAGACGTAATTTTTGCAGGACGTATTAGATTAAAAGGTGCATACATTGTAAATGATGCAGCAGCTGGTACGGTTGAATTTAATGACGGATCACCAACAGGAACCAACTTGATGAAAGTAGGAACTGTAGCTTCAGCAACTGTAACTAGAGATATCACAGTTCCAGATGAAGGAGTATTATTTCCAAATGGTGCTTATGCTAAATTTGAAGTAGGTAAGATGGAAAGTCTTACATCATTTATAGCATAACGTGTCTGAAGAAATAAACAATAAACTAGAGATTACCGAAATGAAAGGTGAGCTGAAATTGTTAAATCAAAAGATAGATACTATCAAGAGTAACGATTTATGGCACATGGAAAAAGCAATTAATAGTATACAGAAAATTATATGGACTGTTGGCGTTATGGTTTTTGCACAATTTGTTTGGTTAATTAAAACAGTATTCATGGGATAGGAGGACTAGATGGTCACTTCTGGTACACATACTTTTAATCTAGACACAGCTGAAATAATACAAGAAGCGTATGAACGTTGTGGAATAGAAACTAAAAGTGGTTATGATTTAAAAACAGCTAGACGTTCTTTAAACCTATTATTAACAAAATGGGTTAACGATGGTGTAAATTTATTTACATTAAACTTAGAAACAATAGCTATGACTAAAGATCAAGATCATATTACAGTAAGTGCAGGCAGTCATCTTGATATATTAGATGGAGTAATTAGGGATAACTCCGATGCTAGTAGCCCACAAGACATTTCTTTAGAAAGAATAAGTCTTGACGAATATTTACAAATACCAACAAAAAGTGATACAGGTAAACCAGTTCAATTTTCTGTAGAGAGAAATGCTCAATTCACATCAAGCGGTACAGCAACTCATAAAATTTATCTATGGCCAATACCAGATCAAACATATTATCAGTTTGTTGCTTGGTCAATTAAATATCCAGAAGATGTATCTGCTACGTATTCACAAAATCCACAGATACCAAAAAGATATTTACCAGCTTTGATTAGTGGTTTAGCAGTGGAGCTAGCTATGAAAAAAGCTCCTGATAGATTACAGGTATTAAAACCTTTTTATGATGAAGACTGGGCCAAAGCAAAAGATGAGGATAGGGAGAGAGTAAGTTTCTACGTACAACCACAGGTTTACTAAATGGCTAAATACGCAAAAGGTAAACATGCGGTCTTCATAGACGATCGTACAGGATTTAAAAGACCTTATAAAAATGCACGTACCGAGTGGACAGGTATGCGTGTTGACAAGTCAGAGTTCACACCTAAACACCCACAACTAGAACCACAAAAGTATTTAAAGAGTGCTAGGGGTAATGTTTTATTTAAACCTAGAACAGATAACGATTTAGCAGGTCAAACTACAACAGTAAGATTAGGACCTCTACATGGCAAAGTATCATTTGCTGCAGGTGCATTTTTAAGACCAGTAGAAATATCAGTAACAGAAGAAGCACAAGGTTTATCTATGTCTGCACTACATGGTGCAAACGAAGTTGTTGTTCCTCAAGTTGTTAGTGTATCAGGTCTAGCTGGAACATCTGCAATAGGCGCTGTAACAATAAATTCTACAGAAGAAGCACAAGGATTAGAAGCTACTGCGGTACAAGGAACTGTTAACATAAGTGGCCAAGAAGATGCGCAAGGTTTAGCAGCAACTGCTCAACAAGGTACAGTTATTATACCTGTAATAGTTGATCCTAACATGAGTGCTATTTCATGGGGTGAAGATGTATACGGAGCATTCCCTTATACTAGAGATGAAATAACAACAACTGCACAACAAGGAACTGTAGTACCAATGGTAAGTGCTGTAGTATCACAAGATCAAACTAGAGCAATTCTAGGTGACGGAACACAATATGGTGGAGTAGTATTAAACTTCAATGTACCACTAGATCAAAATGATAGAGCACCATCAGGCGTTTCATGGGGTGAAGATGCTTGGGGTGATGTTGGATTTAGTAAAGATCAAGTTCAAGCAAACATTGGTGAAGTACAAATTAACATAGGAGCACCAGCTATCGGTCCAGGTGGTTGGGGTGAGCAAGCTTATGGCGATGGAGTATGGGCTGCTGACACTGATACGTTGACAATGACTGCTCAACAAGGTATAATCAGTCTTGTAATAGATGAATCACCTTATGGACAAGGACAATATGGTAAAGGAGATTGGGGCGATTAATGGCACTAACATACGTACAACTTAAACAAGCGATACAAGATTTCTTAGAAAACGATGCTGCTGAGTTTACAGCGGCTACTGGATCTGGTGTAGCGCCTATAGATTTATGCATTGAGTTTGCAGAAATGCGTATATTCAGAGAGGCAGATATATCAGCTTATCGTAAAACTATTGAAACTACATTATCAGCTAATAATACATTTCTAGATTTACCACAAGATTTATATGTTACAAGATATATAAAAATATTAACAGGTGAATTTTTAGAAGAAAAAGATCAATCATTTGTAAGAGAGTTTACACAGAATTTTAGTGCAGGAGTTTCAGCTCTACAAGGCACTCCAAGGTTCTATGCTCTTTACGGAGAGGGGGCATATTCAGCTTCAGATAGAGGTATGAAATGGTTATTTTCTCCTCGTGCAGATGTTGACTATACACTAGAAATAGGGTATACTATACTACCAACGGGGCTAAGTAGTTCTAATGCTAATAGTTATTTAGGCGACTATGCTCCTGATTTGTTACTGTATGGATCGTTGTTAGAGGCAGCTTCATTTATGAAATTAACTGCTGACCAAGGATCTAGGTATCAAGCTTTATATGATAGAGCGTTACAGACCTTCATAGGACAGGAACAAACAAGAAAACGAACCGATGAATTTATCAGCGGTGAAATGGGAACTTATAAAAGGGGATAAAATATGGCAGGCTTAACATCGGCAATTTGCACAACTTTTAAAAAGGAGTTGCTCGAAGGGGATCATGATTTTAATAACGGAGCTGATGCATTTAAAATAGCGTTGTTTAAAGCTAATGCTAGCATCTCAGGAACTTATGGTGCCGCAACAACTAATTACTCTGACGTGACTGGTAATTCAGACGAAACGACTGGAACTGGTTATTCATCAGGGGGAAATACATTAACAAATGTAGATCCAAATACTTCAGGAACAACAGCATTTACAGACTTTGCAGACACATCATGGACAAGTGCTACGTTTACAACAAGAGGAGCAATCATTTATAATACAAATGATGGTAACTCCGCTGTTATGATTATAGATTTCGGTGCAGACTTTTCTGTATCAGGGGGTACGTTTACTGTAGAATTTCCTGCAGCGGGTGCTTCAACAGCAATTTTAAGAATAGCGTAGAGGTAGACAATGGCATCAACATGGAGTAATCTTGGTATAAGATTAATGGCAACAGGTGAGAATGACGGAACCTGGGGCGCACAAACAAATGATAACTGGAATCGTATCGAAGACGCATCAGATGGTATCGCTACAGTTGCAGTTTCAGGAGCGGTAAGTTTAACATTTACAACAGAACCAACATCTTATGCAGATGAAAATGGTCGTAATAAAGTTTTAGTATTTACTGGTTCAGCTGGTAGTACACAAAACATTACCTTTCCAAACATAGAAAAAACATATTTCGTACTTAACGATTCTAACTCTATCCTAACTTTAAAAGCTGGTACTGCTGCTCAAACAGTAACTTTACCTCCTGGCAAAGACATGGCTATTTATGTAGACGGATCAGATGAAGTACACAACGCATTAGCTAATTTACAAACGACTACACTTGCAGCAAGCGGTAACATAACTGCTTCGTCTTCATCAGGAAGTCAACCGTTTATTAACATTGAAAATACAAACAATGGTGCAACAGCAGGATCTTTAAAATTTATAAATGATAGAGGTGCAGCTGGTGTAGATGGTGACCTTTCTGGTACTATTACTTTCTTTGCAGATGACTCAGATCAAAACAATCAAGAGTTTGCACGTATTGAAGGTAAAGCAGTAGACGCTACAGCGGGTAGTGAAGAAGGTGGATTAGACTTTTATGTTGCAGAAGTAGATGGAACAGTTACAAAAGGTATGGCTATTGCAGGTCATGCATCTGGAGACGGAGACGTAACTGTAGATATTACTACACACGACGGATCAAGTGGTGGTTTAAAATTAGGGGGAACTCTAGTTACATCAACTGCTACTGAATTAAATTTGTTGGATGGACAAACTGCTTTGTTCACAACAGGTAAAGCAATAGCAATGGCTATTGTTTTTGGTTAACCAATAAGGAGGATATACAATGGCTGTACCAAATATAGTTAACGTAGCTACAATCAACGGTAAAGTTGTTACTGGAGCATTGGACACTACAACAACTACTGCATTGTTAACTTGCGCATCAGATCATGTTTATAAAATTAATACTATATTAGTTTCTAACATCGATGGATCAAGTGCCGCAGACGTGACAATGACAGTAAGATCAGATGGATCAAATGATAGACATATTGCAAAAACTATTTCAGTACCTGCAGATTCTACATTAGCTTTAATAAGTAAAGATACTGGTTTCTATTTAGAAGAAGCTGATATCATTAAAGGTGGAGCATCTGCTAACGGCGATTTAGAATATTTAATATCATACGAAGATTTAGTAGATTAATTTAAGCGAGTTATAATATGGCAGATACATATTGGGCTTGTTTGGATTCTTCCAACAAAGTCGTAAACACTATTATAGTTGATAGTTCTGATGCACCTGATGAATCAAAGGGTGCAAAGTTTTGTCAAACCATCGTAGGCTCAGGTCCAGATGGCAATATAGTAAGTTTTAAATCTTATAGTAAAGACGGCACTTATGAAGCTGGAACTCTAGCTGGCATAGGTGGTGAATGGAGCGATACGTATAATCAATGGATTATGCCAAAACCATTTGCATCTTGGGTATTCAATACTTCTACAAAAATATACGATTCACCAGTTGCAGAACCTAACACAACTTTTTATAAAGAAGGTACAGCTGATCAAAAAGATGTGTATAGATATTGGGATGAAAGTCAAACTCGTTGGGAAGGTGAGTGTCCTGAAGATTCTTTAGATGAAGAAGACAATATTGTTTTTGGAGATTTTAAAGTTTATTGGGATGCATCTAATTTAGAATGGGTTAAAATATAAGGAGTAAATATGGCAGGCGTAAATACAATAACTAAAGACTTAGGCTCTTCATCTTTTGCAAAAGACAATGGTGGGATAATAGGCCCATCTCAGGTAACTAGATATGCACAAGACCAAGCAGCAGCTACTACACAATTTAACTCGTCAGGTACATTTCAAGCAGGCCAAGCTTCTAATACAGCAAACATATTAATTGTTGCTGGTGGAGGCGGCGGCGGTGCTGGAGCTGACAACAACCGTCAAGGTGGCGGTGGAGGAGGCGGAGGCGTTCTCTTTAATAGTGCAAATACCAACAGTCCAGGCAATAGTGCAGTAGCAGTTCCTCAGGATGCTGTTCCTGTAACTGTAGGCGCTGGTGGAGCTGGTACTCCAGGTGGTGTACAAAACAGTGCAGGATCTAATGGAGGTAACTCTGTCGTTATAGCGAGTGGTACAACATACACAGCTTTAGGTGGCGGAGGCGGTGGTGGCGGTTCTAACGCCCCTCCTCAACAAGGAGGATCAGGCGGAGGCGGAGCTTCTGCTGCAGGTGGCGCATCTCCAAACGCACCAGGTCAAGGTAACACAGGTGGAGATAGAACAGGTGGAAACACTTGCCCATCAGGTGGTTCAGGTTCTGGCGGAGGTGGTGGCGCTGGTAGCGATGGTCTATCAGGCGGTAACGGATCTCAACCAGGTAGAGGTGGTAACGGTGGAAACGGTTCACCATTTAACGTAGGAAATTATTCAGCTACTGTTGCAGGCGGTGGCGGAGGTGGTACTGTAAAAGGTAACACAGCAGGCGGTGCTGCTGGCCCAGGTGGAGCTGGTGCTGGTGGAACAGATGCAAACGGATCAGATGCTTCAGCTAATACAGGCGGAGGTGGCGGTGGAGCAGGTTCTGCTTGTCACCCAAGAGGTAACTCCCCACCAAGAGACGGTGGAGATGGAGGTAGCGGTAAAGTAGTAATACATGAAGCTGCTGTTCCAGGATTAACATTCATAGCTCCAGGTATGTGGAATCAAAAAGATGTATTCGACAGAATTGAAGCAGGAAGATGGAAATCAACATCAGGCTAAACTAACACTGGGGGTGGGAAACTGCCCCCTCTTTTACAGGAGAGTGTGTGTATTTAAATAAACTAGAACAAGAATTAAAAGACTTACATATTCCTTTACAGGAAGATGATGTATTGGATCTTTTGCAAATAAGAAAACGATGGCCTTTAAAATATCCATGGGGTCAATACGGTGTAGAAATATTAAATAGCAGCGGTATATTAGTATTTCCTTTTTACAGTTACGATGGTTACTTTGTCTATGAAGAATGGAAGAAGTATTACGACAACGGTTTTATGACTGTGTTAAACAGTGTGTTAGATTTAACAAAAGAATTAAGAGAATTAGATTTAATCTGTAAAAAATTAGTAGGTGATACAGTAAATGCAAACTTTGTTTTTGCCAAGCCAGGGGGGCAGAAAATAAGTTACACTACGCATGAACACGACTTTGATGTGGTCGTTAAACAAATATATGGAACAGGACATTGGTTAGTTTCTGGAGAAGAAGTTACATTAAAAGCTAATGATACTTTGCTAGTTCCTAGATTTACAAGACACGAGGTGGTTAAAACAACAGATAAAAAATTATCTATTGGTATAACTATTCCGTGATTTGCTTAGGTATAAATCGTAATCATAACGCTTCTGTCTGTTTAGTTAAAGATGGTGAAGTCTTACTACATTTAGAAAACGAAAGATTAACAAAAATAAAATACGACTGTCTTCCAATACATGCTATGTTAGAAATAACTAAGTATGTAGATCATATAGATAGATTAGGTATAGCAGCTTTTGCTGAACAAGATATAGATTATTGGGAAGGCAAAGATATATTTACACATCTTGTAGATAATTTATCTCGTTCATTTAAAGGTAAACCATTTAAAACTACAGACTTAAGTAGTCATCATCATCAGCTTCATGCTGCTTGTAGTTTTTACAATTCAGGTTTTGAAGATGCTTTATGTATAGTAATAGATGGTATGGGTTCAGAAGTTTACTTTAAACTAGATGGTCAAAGAGTGTATGGCCGAGAACATACATCAGTATTTCAAGGTTCTTACCCAGCGTCGTTTGAATTGTTAGAAAAACATGTAACCTATCCTACAGAAGTAACAGGTAAAATAGATATAGATAATAAGATACATGTTAGTAATCACATGAGTCCAGCTCAAGCATTTGGTCACAGCTCTGAGTTTTTTGGTTTTGCGCACATGGATGCTGGCAAACTTATGGGCATGGCTAGCTATGGCAAACCTAACGATTGTGTTCCTCCAATATATGTTAATGGTAAATTAAATAACAGGCTATTTTATATAGATGATAATTTAACTAGAATGTTTATTAATAATAAAAACTATCCATACATGGACTTAGCTAGAGATAATTTTCAAGCTGGAGCAGACTTTGCATATGCCTTACAAACAAAAACTCAAAAGCATGTAAAAGAATATGTGTTAGATTGGGTACAGAAAACCAAGACAAAAAAGGTTTGTTTGAGTGGAGGTTATTTCTTGAATTGCGTAGCCAATTATGATATAATGAAATCGTTACCAGATGATGTTTCTTTGTATATAGAACCTTTATCTAACGATGCAGGAACTTCAATGGGAGCAGCTAAGATGTTATATCATGGTGAGACAAAAGATATGACAATTAGAAAACAGGAGAATATATACTATGGTCGTAACACATAAAGACGTTGCACAATTATTAGCAGATAATAAAATAATTGCTATGTTTCAAGGAGCATCTGAATCAGGTCCTAGAGCATTAGGCAATAGAAGTATATTACACAATCCAGCCAATCCTAATGGTAAAGACAAAGTAAATACAGTAAAGAAACGAGAATGGTTTAGGCCATTTGCTGGTACAGTTTTGTACGAGTACGCAAAAGATTGGTTTGATTTAGGTAAGCAAACTGAGTCACCATTTATGATGTATGCTGTAGATGTAATCAAATCTAAACAATCTTTAATACCAGCTATCACACATGTAGATGGTACGTGTAGAGTTCAAACTCTGCAAAGAGAAACAAATAAAAACTTTTATGATTTAATAAAAGAATTTTACAACCTAACACAGATTCCAATATTATTTAATACTTCATTCAATATGGCAGGTTATCCTATTGTACAAACTTTAAGAGATGCAAAGAATGTAGTTGAACAATCTGCGATAGATTATTTATATCTGCCAGAAAGTAAGGAGTTAATATGATATTAGATTATAATTATTGGTATTTTAATCAAGCCATGCCAAACAATATTTGTGAAGATATAATAAAAGTAGGCAAAGATAAGAAGCTAGATGTAGCATTGGCTGGTGATAATACAGACCCAGCTAAACAAAATTTAGAAATTAGAAATTCAAACATCTCTTGGATAGATGAAGATTGGTTATATGGTTTAATATTTCCATTTGTTTCAGAAGCTAACAAAAATGCTGGTTGGAATTTTCAATACGAAAAATCTGAAGCAGTTCAATTTACAGAATACAAACCAGGACAACATTATGATTGGCATTATGATTTTAATTCAGATGGTGACACAATTAGAAAGTTATCAGTTGTAATATCTTTAAGCGATCCATCAGAATACGAAGGTGGTAATTTTATGTTAAGCAACGCAAATGTTGTTAAACCAGGAGAAGAGTTAACTGTTTCAGAAATAAAACCAAAAGGAAGCCTTGTAGTATTTCCTTCATTTCTATGGCACAAAGTTATGCCAGTTACCAAAGGGGTTAGATACTCAGCAGTAGCGTGGTTGAGAGGAAAGAATTTTGTATGAGTTTTGTAGAAGATAATTATTTAGTTGTACCAAATGCAATAGATACAAAGTTTGCTAATTTTCTTTATGATTATATGTTACTGCAAAGAAACATTGCTAAATTTAAATTTGAACAAAAATATATAACTTACTTTAGTGTAGATCATGGATCATTTGGTGATAGGCAAGTGCCTCAAACATATGGTATGTATGGTGATCCTATATTTGATTTATTATTAGAAAAAAATATAAGACCCATATTAGAAAAAGAAAGTAAATTAAATTTGTATTCTACTTACACGTATTATAGAATATATAAAAAGGGGGATGTCTTAAAAAGACATAAAGATAGACCATCGTGTAAAATTTCTACAACGATGAATATAGGAGGAGATGAGTGGCCCATTTATTTAGAACCATCAGGTAAAGAAAATAAGAAAGGGGTAGAGGTAAATTTAAATCCAGGAGACATGCTAATGTACAGAGGTTGTGAATTAGAACACTGGAGAGATGCCTTTGAAGGGGATGATTGTGCACAAGTATTTTTTCATTTTACAGATGATAAAAATTATATTTATGATACAAGACCATTCTTAGGATTACCTCAATATTTTAAAAATGATTAAAGTAACACGTATAGAAAACGACGATCTAATTAATGAATTGTTAGATTTATTAGAATATTGGAAAGCTCGAACTCCAATATTAGAAATAAGAAATGCAAAAAATAAAACACAAAACGGATATCAAACTGGCAATGTTTTGTATCCTACATTGCATTCAAAGCTAGTTAAAGAATTACAACTAGAAGAATATAACTTTGACCATATGCATTTAATAGAATACTTTCAAGGTGGTTATCAAGATCGTCACAATCATGAAGAACACGAAGACAAATCATTTATACTTTATCTAAATGATTCTGATGGTGACACAGTATTTTATAGAGATGATGAAGTAATAACTACAAAACCTAAAAGAGGCAAACTAGTTGTATTCGATGCAGATATACAACACGAGGGTTTACAATCTAAACTAAATAAAAAAGTAGCAGTAGGTGGTATGAAATGCAAGTAGTAACAGAGAAGTTTTTTGCTACAGGCATTGGTTATAGTCTTAACAAAGATAATAAAAATATCAAAAATAAATTAGTTAAAAGATGTTTAGAAGTAAAAGAAAAAACCAAACCTGGAGGTGAAGGTTGGCTAGCAAATAAGACTTATAATACTATACATACTGATTACGATATATTAAAAGATGAAGCATTTGCAGATTTACATCAATGGGTGTTTAGTAAAGTAGCAGAATATATGGGCAGCAATTACATAGGTTCTAATGTAGTACCTGAGAATGCTTGGTTTAATGTGTATGGCAAAGGAGATTTTCAAGAGTTTCATATACATACAGGGTCTGCTTTATCAGCTATATACTTTTTACAATCACCAAAAGGTGGTAGTAAAGTCTGGTTTAAATCCCCAGTGGAGGATATGGTAGAATTAAAATACAATAAAGAAGATCCGTATGCACATATTACCCATGAATCTATTGAGGGAAAACTGCTAATATTTAGAAGTCACATACACCATGCAGTTGAACAGCACAAATTAGATAAATCTAGGATAACTTTAGCTTACAATTTTGCAGTAGATAAGGCTTGAATATTAGGTAAAAACGTGTTAAATTAGAAGGGCTAATTTATTTAAACGAAGGAAAACTATGCCCTTGGTCAAACTAACAGCTCCTGCGGGAGTTGTAACAGACATTACGGATTATCAAGCAGGATTAAGATATACTGATTCAGACAAGATAAGATTTAGAAAAGGTGCTCCTGAAAAAATAGGTGGTTGGGTAAAAAGAGAAGCTTTTAGTTCCACTACTTTATCTGGAGTATGTAGATCTATCTTCAATCACCGAGATTCTACTGGTAAGAAATTTAACTTTTACGGCACAAGTACGCATGTTTTCATGGAGTTTGGTGATGCTATTTATGACATCACACCTTTTAGAACAGATACTCAAACCCTGTCAAATCCTTTTACAACAGGATCAGCAGGTAGTAGCACTGTCACAGTTACAGATGCCAATCATGGAGTGACTAGTACAACACCTCAATCTAGAGTAATAATAGAATCTGTAGGATCAGGAACTACAGACGGAGTTACAATTGCAGCTGGTGAATATTTTGTAGAATTTTTAACAGCTAACAGTTATAATATAACAGCAGTTCCAGGGGGCACAGGTAGCATATCAGGCACAGCGTCGTCAGGATCTACATCAGGTGGTGGCACAGTCACAGTAAGATATTTAACAAACAACGGACCATCCGATGCTACTACAGGATTTGGTTGGGGTGCAGGAACTTACGCATTATCTACATGGGGCACAGCTAGAACAATAGCAGCTGGTATCGTATTGGAACCTAGAGTATGGTCATTTGATTCTTTTGGTGAAGACGTAATAGCTTCTACAGCAGATGGCACAGACACCATATACTATTTTGACATTAGTGCATTTTTAGCAGGAGCTTCTACTTACAGAGGTGTAACTTTAGCACACTATGTAACTAATACATTAAGTGGTGACGCAACACAGATACCAACTAAAACTGGTAGAGTGTTAGTATCTACACCAGACAGACACATTTGTGTATTTGGTTGTAACCCACAAGGATCTACAGATTTTGATGAAACAACAATTCGTTTCTCTTCACAAGAAAGTTTATCTACATGGAACGCAGATATAACTAATACATCTGGTTCACAAAAATTAGGCACAGGCAGTAGAATAGTTTCTGCTACAAAAGGTCGTGGTCAAATGTACGTTTGGACTGATAGGGATTTATACAGTATGCAATTCGTGGGTCCACCATTTACATTCTCTTTTCAACAACTCAGTGAAGCATCAGGTTCTTTAGCACCTAAAGCTCCTGGCATGGTTGAAGGTTTGGCATACTGGATGGGTCTAGATAACTTTTATGTTTACGATGGTTCAGTTAAAACTTTAGAATGTCCTGTAAGAACTACTGTGTTTGATAATATAAACAACATACAAAGAGAAAAAGTTTTTGCCGCAGTCAATACTAAGTTCCAAGAAGTATGGTGGTTCTATCCATCAGGAACTAGTACAGAAATAACAAACTATGTAATTTATAATTACGTGGATAATACTTGGGCTATAGGTTCTTTAGTTAGAACTGCTTGGACAGATTCTGATATAGAAGAGTTCCCATTAGCTACAGATTCTTCAGGTAATGTATTTGAGCATGAGAACGGAGTCAATGATAATACATCAGCACTAGAAGCTTCAGTAGAAACTGGATTCTTTGCTGGCGATGAGAATGGTGATAACTTAATATTTATGAGTCGTATAATACCAGACACCACTTTCTTCTCAGGTTCTCAAATTAAATTTCAGATGAAATCAAAAAGATATCCTAATGGAAGTGAAACAACCAAAGGACCTTTTACATTAACTTCATCCACCACCAAATTAAATTTACGTTCTAGAGGCAGATCATTTCAAGTTAAATACTTTTCAGATGCAGCAGACACATCTTGGAGACTTGGAACTTGGAGAGCTGAAGGACAGGCAGACGGAACAAGATAATGAGTTTATTTAGTAAGGGAGTATACCCAGAGTTATCATACGAAGAAAGAAATAAAAATTCTGTATTCGCTAGAACATATGATGCTTTGATTAATATTCTACGATTACGCGATGCTTCAGAAGGTGAGATACCTGTAAAGATCGCTGATCAAGATCAACAACGATCAATGAATTGGTTTCTAAACTAATGGCTATACAGTATAAGAACGTAGTAAAATCTGTTACAACAACAGGTTCGGATCAGACTATATATACTTGTCCAACCTCTACAACTTTGATACAGTTTACAGCCATAGTCAAAACATTTACAATTCATAACACCACAGGTGGAGGCGGCACAGTAGATGTCAAAGTAACAGACTCAAGCGCTAGTGCAACTCAGACCATAAATCATTTTACATCTAGTGATTTCGCAACTAAAAAGACAGTCGATGCTGCAGGTAATGGGCCGATTGTATTGGAATCAGCTGACATATTAAAGATAGATACCTCAGTACAACCAGCAAATGTCTTGGTTTCTGTCATGGAAATAAGCGATAGTATAAAAGGAGCGTAGCTGCCCCCTTTACATTCGTATAAAAATGGAGTATAATATACATATATGGCTATAGATTCATTAATGGCACAGTTAATGACGGGTTTGAGAGAAAAAGGCCCAGTAGACATGGGGTCTAGTGACCCAGGAAGAACAGGAAGCAGAACCGTATTTCACGATGACGCTTACCGCATAGATAAGGACAGAAGTTATGAAGGTTATTCGCCAGGATTCCCAGAAACATTAGATCTTAGATATGAAGGTGATTCTAAATTTAAAGGAAACGATAAGATGAGTAAAGTAGTAGGCCCTGTAGAATCAGGGGATATAGTTATGAGAAATTCTGAAGTGCCTGTAGGAGCGGCTGCTATTTTAAATAAAATGGTTAATAAGAATACTGCGGGTATGTACAAATTACCTGAAGCAGATAAAGAGATGCCAGGATTTATGAAAGCGGCATCAAAGAATTTAGCACAAAGCGATATGTCAGGCATTATGGCAGGGGAGTTATTAAGACAAGGATTTGATCCAAATATGATTAGAAGTTTGGATCGTGACGGTATTATAAAATTATATGAACAAACATTTGGTTCTGAAAGAGATGCAGATGAAATGGTTAAAGGACCAGAGCCATCTGATTTCAGAACTATACTACGATTATTGCAAGAAGGTTTTTCTATGGATGCCATTCAAGAGATGATGCAAGATAACACAGAACAACAAGCTAAAGTAATGTTTCCAGGTAACTACACAGAGAGGGGGCAGAATGTAAAAGTATTGCCTACAAATTTAAAAACAAATCCTGACGTACCAGAAACCTCATTAGCTTATATTACAGATCAAGAAGCTGAAATGTTAAAGATGTTAAATCCAGATACACCTCATGTAGGGCCTGAAGGTATTCCAACTTACGACTCATTAGATTATGTAGCAGCTCCATCAACTCCTAAACCTACGGGAGCAACACAAAGTTCATTTGATGCAGTAGCTCAAGGTGGTGGTACTCAACAGCAACAAGATTTTGTACAACAGTTTCAAGATTCTGCTCAATCAGCAACAGAAGGTCAAAGCTTTATGGATGCAGTACAAGCGGACATAGACCAAGGGTCGCCAAGTGCCAGCCTAGAACAAGCTATACGTGAAACAGGAGCTAGAAAGAAAATAGAAACAGATCCAAATGCAACAGGAAATTTAACAGCACTAGCTGATGCAGGATTACTTGACGATCTTATGAATTTAGCTGGCACTGCAGGTTCTATTCCAGGACTTATGTTTAAAGGTGCTGATGCACTAGCAGCTTTTCTTGACGCAAAAGAAAGACAAGGCGTTGAAGATTTATTTAGTGGAGATGTTTCAGATGTAGGCGGAGGTCTTGGTAATGTATTAAGAGCATTAAAAGACGATCCAGATAGAGCTAATTACTATTTTGATAAATACGAAGATGAATTGGAAAAAGCTTTAGGACAAGGCAGTCTTGAAGGTGCGGAAGGTAAAAAGAAATTAACAGGTACGGCAGAAGAAAAAGTACAAGCTTTGATAGATAAATATACTGGTAACGATAAATTTGATAAAGCGTATAATCCACAAGGATATTTCTTTGATGAAACAGGTAAATTTAAAAAAGGCAAAGAACCAAAATCAGCGTCGGACTATAAAGAACTAGCAGAACTTCAAGCCCAAGGTAAGATTAAATTTACTAGAGGCAACACACAAGCTATTGAAGAAGGTAGAAGATTATTAGAACAAGACAGAGGATCGTCTAATCAAGTAAGTAGACCAGCTGGAATGGGAGCTACAGAAACTGTACCAGAAACAGTTACAGCACAACCAGATGAAAGAGCAGGAAAGTTTGACGTGGGTGGCACTATGCCTTACAAAGACGATGTTAGAACTGCAGGCGTAGAAATGGACGTGCCTTTAGGTAGAAGATTTACAATAGATGATTCAGGTAAATTTAGAAGTGGAAAAGGTATGGACTTGAATGAAGCCATGAAATATGCTACAATGGGAGGATACAGTCAACTGGAACCTTTCCAAGAATACTTGGCAAGAAGAAGAAAATTTTTAGGAGAAGAAGAACCTAAGTATTTTGATGAAGAAGGTAACGTAATATTTGGAGGAATGGAAGCATAATGTCAATATTTAATTTTTTATTTGGTGATAAGAATCCACCTCCTGTAGAAACTACTAATATAACTACTCAAGAAATACCAAAATATATAGCAGAACCAACTGCACAAATAATAGGTTCAGCTATGGATGTAGCTAGAGAAGGCTTCGTACCATATGGAGGAGCAAGATTAGCTGGCTTTACACAAGATGAACTAGACTCAATGCAAGGCATTAGAGATATGCAGGGCATTGCAGGACTACGTGGTAGTCAAGCATTCACTGCTGCAACTGCAGCAGGAGCTCCAGCTTCAAGTCTTATGGCTCCATACGAAACAGATTACATGACAAAAGTTGCAGATATAGCAGCAGGAAAAATGAGAGATCAATCAGCTATTGAACAACAAAACATTGCTGCTAAAGCAGTGGGGGCTGGTGGATTAGATAACACTCGTTTTGCTGTACTAGAAGCAGAAAGACAAAAAAATTTACAAGAAGGTTTAGGGGATTTATATACCAAAGCACAAGCATCTGCATTTACAACAGCTTTAGGTGCGGCACAAAAAGATAAAGAGGCACAATTAAAATCGGCTAATGTAATGGGTAGAACTGCACTCGGTGCACAAGCTGGTGAACTACAAGACATACAAGCATTATCAGGTATCGGTGGATTACAACGTCAAATGGGTCAGAGTGCTCTTGATATTGGATATGCTGATTTCTTACAAGAACAACAATATCCAAAAGAACAGTTAGGATTTGTATCCAATATAATTAGAGGTATGCCATTTGGTGGTAAAACTACAACAGTAGGACAAGTACCTGCGGCTAGACCTGCGCCATTCTTAAGTCAAGTTTTAGGAGCGGGTATGCAAGGAGCTAATATTTATGGAAGCTTATTTCAACCTATGAAAGCACCTTTCGGATAATGGCATCTTACGTTCCAACATTAA